ATCTAATTCATCTTCTTCTGCTTGATAAGTATCTAATTTAGCTTGTGCTTTTAAAACTAATTGTTCTGCTAATGAAACATCATATTTATATTCTTCCCATATAATTTCATTAAACTCATCCATTATTGAACACCTCCAAAAGCTTGTTGAACACTTGGTAATCCTCCCTGTTGTGCCATAGCAGCTGCTTGCATTGCTGCTTGTTGTTCTTCTTGTGCTTCAGCAGTTTCAGCAAAAAAGTTTTCTAATATATCTACCATGTTCTTTGGTGATTTATAAATAGAACTTAATGCTGTCATAGCTTGCATGTTTCCTTGTTGTGCTTGTGCAAGTAAAGAATCAAATAAAACTCTTTCTGCTTTTTCTTTTGTGATTCTATCGTTAATCATTTGTAAGTTATCTAAACCATCCATCTCTTCTTGCATGGTTTGTCTATCAATAATACCTGCTTGTAGTAATTGTAAACCTGTTACAATTTTCTGTGGTTCATCAAATGATGCCATAGCACCATACTTACGTACAGTTTTATATGCACCTTTAATATCTACATCAGGTTTATAATTCTCTTCAAATATACTTCCTCTATAAATTCCTGATATAGAACGTTTAACATTTCCGTGCATTATTTCGTCATACTCTAAACGTTTGTAATCTACTTGTTCTAATGCTGTAGTTAAAATTGTATGGTACTCTCTAACCATTTGACCAACACCGCTGTTAAGTTCTTCTAAACCTCTACCGGTAACAAATGAATTAGGAGATACACCATCATCTTGTACAGGATATCCTGCTACAACACGTAGGTGTCTTTCTAATCTAGATACTTGGTCAAATAATTGATAAGGTAAATTAGTTACAGGTTTTACAACTTGAGTACCCGGAGATAAATAATTTACAGAGTGTCTACCTTTTCTATACTTACCTGATTCTAATTCTCCAACAATATTTGTTTCTGTAAATACTGCATCTTCCATAGCAATAACAGACATAATATTTATTTTTGCCATAGCTGACATTAAACCTATAACTTGGTCAAACTGTCCTTGTAATGCATCAAATGAAAATCTTTTAGCAACAACAAATGCAGGTCCTGATTTTAATGGATTAGGAACAAAGTCTACAATTTTACTAGAAGCTACGTGTACAACATGTGTACCAACTTCATTCATGTATTCTACAATGACTTCACCACCACGTGAACTTTCCCAACGTTCTTCATCATTTTGTGGTAAACCAACATTGCCTGTTATAGTTACACCACCCGGAGCTGACCTTTTCTTTTTTGTATTAAAATAACTTTTTAACTCAGGATACATTTGTACTAAATCTGATTCAGGTATTCTACGTATAATTCCTAACTCTTGTGGTTGTTGTGCTGTACCATAGTAACCCGGATAACAATCATAAGGGTCTCTTAATACTGCACAAGGATATGGTTTACCTGTAGGGTCCATTTTAGTTTGTATAGTCCAAACAACAAATCCATAGCCCGGTAACCATCTACCTATTTGTGGTAGTTGCATATTTAATTCTTGATGTTCGTCATATGCATGTACAATTCTTTCTAACTTATCTCTTCTATCTTTAGCTCTTACACTGTCTTTGTTTACAGATAATGGAATTTCTAAATTAGGAACTCTACCAATTTTTTGTGCAATTCTATCTAATGCAGATAATAATAAGTTAGGTGCAGGTAAATCTCCTCCACCCATAGCTGCGTTAGGACCTAATAATTCACGTATACCATCAGCACCACCATTAATAATTTTTCTAAATCTATTTCTATCAGGTAGAGCTTTATCGTGTAGATGTTTTAACTCTACAACTCTATCTATTATGTTGTCAACTTTCATTTATCACCATGGTGCTTCGTTCATATCTGTTTCTTCAAAACCACTATAACTAGGTTCGTAATCATATTCCATACTAGCATACGATGTCTTACTTATACGTCTTATAACTTTCATAGGAAACCAACTAGCCATAACAATGTCACTTACAGTTTTGTTTTTCTTTTGTCCTTTAGATGCAAAATAAACTAATTGTTTTTTATATTGGTCTACTTTTACTTGAGATTCAGGATTACCATAAGGTAAAATAATTTTTCCATCTTCAAAAAGATTAGCCATTGCTGTAACACCAAACTGTGGGTCCCATTTATTTTTATATGTTTCATGTCCCTCTAATATAACTCCTCTTGTATTACAGTATTCTTTTATACGAGTGTCTTGTCTAATAGCTTTTTGAAAGTTGTTTTCTTCTATAACCCAATGATATAAATCATAACGTTCTTTCCATTCCTGTATAACTCTTAACGCTTGGTCTATACCACCGCCATGTTGATTATCTATATCTACTAACTGCATATGGAATGGGTCATAAGTTACAGCCCATAATACTGCAGCTTGATAACCTGTAGCTGCCGGGTCTAGTCCTGCTACTAAATAAGATTTAGGTGGAACTACTCCTAAAAATTTATCATAAACTTTACAGTTCTCAATTAAATCAGGATTAAATATTTGTAACCCACCTGCAATAGCTTTATTAAGATA